TTAGAAAACATCAAAACAGAAGTAATGAAACTACAACGTAGTACATATTACAAAGAAGCATTTGAAAACTTTACTCCAGTAGTAAATGAAAATGTTCCAGACGATGTTGCAGAAAATTGGATTGACCAATTAACTATTAGAACATTTAACGAAGAATTAAAAGATGTATTTCCTTACGTATACAAATTGGTAAGTGAAGTAACAACTGCATCTGAAACAACTCCAGAAGACTTTGTTACAGAAACTGAAGTAGAGGCAGAAGTAGAAGAAGCAGAAGTACAAACTCCAGAAATGGAATTTGAGAGGGCATTAGACTCAATCGTAGGAGAGGAAGACAATGCATTAATTGACGGTGACGAAGAAGCACAAGCGGCCGCGGTTAAACAAATTAATGGCTTAATGGCTCAACATTTTCCTGCCGGAGTAAACGGCACGAATGCAATCGAGAGCATGAAGGGAGTTATAGACGACCCAATGCTACTAGACATGTTTAAGAAAGTTGGACAAAAAGATGCAGATACATGCGTCCGTCCATTAGTAATGAAATACTTAAAAGGAAAAAATCCCGACATTATGAATAAAATTGATACAGGTGATTTAGCATCTGAGTCAGATGATGACAATGTACCATCAAAAAAAGCAGGTGATCCAACAACAGACTTTACAAAATGGTTAAAGAAAAATCATAACAAAGGTCCAAGAGATTTAACAGGCGACGAATATACTAAGCATAGCAAGGCTTTTCAAGCACAAAAGAAAGCAAAAGAAGCAGATGATACTATGGATGTAAAAATTGGTCCAGATGGTAGTATACAAAAGGCAGACTTAGCTGAACCAGAAGATACTAGATCAGCAGGTGAGAAGTTAGAAGAACTAGTCAAAAGTTATTACGACTACACAACTAACAACTTTCCAAAAGGCGAACAGGCAGTAGTAACTGCATGTGAAAAAGAATTTGGTGAAGACAGCGTACCAGTAGCTGAAAAAATGATTGCAAGATTGATGCAAGGTAAAGATAGTGAGATGGAAAGAATCAAATCACTAGCAGGCATTAATAACTAAGAATCACTTTTTTGGCAACCTTGTGGTTGACTTTACTAAGTAACTGTAGTAGTATATAACATGTGCTACTACTTTAAAGGCACAGCGGAATTGTTCCGCACTAAAGCACATAGGCTTAAAACTTATAGGAGGCAATAACTATGGCAACATTAGCAGAGATCAGAGCTAAACTTAAAGAGCAAGAATCACGCACAGGTGGTTCAGACAACAGAAGCGGCGGCGACAACGCAATTTACCCATTTTGGAATTTGAAGGAAGGTCAGACAAGCACAGTCAGATTCTTACCTGATGGTGACGAAAATAATACATTTTTCTGGCAGGAACGTTTAATGATTAAACTTCCATTTGCTGGAATCAAAGGCGAGACAGACTCTCGTCCAGTACAGGTACAAGTACCATGTATGGAAATGTATGGGGAAACTTGTCCAGTACTTTCAGAAGTACGTGGATGGTTTAAAGATCCAAAGTTAGAGGATATGGGTCGTAAGTATTGGAAAAAGCGTTCATACGTATTCCAAGGCTTTGTGACTGATAACCAAATTTCAGAGGATCAAACTCCGGAAAACCCAATCAGACGTTTTATAATTGGACCACAAATCTTCCAAATCATTAAGGGAGCATTAATGGATCCAGATATGAACGAACTACCTACAGACTACACAGCAGGTGTAGACTTTAGAATCGCTAAAACATCCAAAGGCGGATATGCTGATTACTCAACATCAAACTGGGCTCGTAGAGAGCGTCCGTTCGATGAAGCTGAGTATAAAGCAATTGAAGACAATGGCTTGTTTAACATGAGCGACTACTTACCAAAGAAACCTGGTGAAGTAGAAGTTGAAGTTATCAAGAAAATGTTTGAAGCATCAGTAGATGGTGAAGCATACGACATGGAAGCATTTGGTCAATACTTTAGACCAGCAGGCGTAAGAGCGGCAACTGGTGATCCAGTTAAAGCAAGTACACCAGCACCGGCTCCAGCGGCACCAGCAACAGGAATGACAGCAGAGGCTCCAGTAGCTGATGCAGTAGCACCTGCGGCAACTGAAGCGGCAGGCGATGGCAACAAAGCAG